GATCCAGTTAGTCATAATCTTTTGAACCTGTCGGCTTTATGTTTTCTCATCATAATGAGACCTTCATATAGCCCACTGGTCACATCTTTACAAAGTTTCAGCAGCTTTATCATATGCGTCCTCTTGTAAAAATTCTTTCTTGCCACGAGTCTTGACTGGAACTTTCTTTGGCTTTTGTTCTTCTGGAACTAAACGCTCCAAAGCGATCTTAAGCATACCATTGAATAGTTCTGCATTCTTTACTTCGATGTGATCATCGATAGCAAAGGCACGAGTAAAGGCACGAGTAGCGATACCTTTGAACAAGAAGTTATCTTCCAGTGCATCAGTAGCTGAATCAACATTACCCTTAACGATTAATTTACCACCATCGATAGTAATATCAATCTCAGATTCACCAAAACCAGCAACAGCTAATTCAATGGTGTAATGATTCTCATCATTCTTGCGAATGTTGTATGGTGGATAGTTGGGAATGTTTTTAGTGAGATCAGCGTGCAACGATTGTAACTGTTTTGCTGATTCATCAAAGCCGACAAAGAATTTGTCGAAGTCCTTAAAGCCTGGACCAAATAATGCAAGTTGTGGTAATGAATTACCCATAGTAGTTCTCCTATTAAGCGAGTTAAATTAAAATTGATATCCCGAAGGCATATCATTAATGCTGGTTACTAGTTCCAGCGACATCGTGCGTCATGTCAGCTTTACCAACGATTCGTAACTTAGTGGTCCTAAGGTGAATTCTTATCGATTCATCACATACATAGTGATTTCGAATCCGTATCTCATTTCTACTGCTTCTGGTTTAGTCCACATAGTAATCTCCTAGTTGTTTGTCCGTTATTGGACTTACTACTTAGGATTAAAAGACTAAAAACCAGCTAATGAAAATCATTAGTTTAGACTAACGATAACCCTTGTTATACAGCAGGTGTTTCAGCTGCAGCTTTTGCTGCTTCTGCTTCCATTGCTGCAACTTGTGGTTCGCCTTGCTGTTTAATTTTGTTGATCAAGGCAACGACTTCCTCAAAAGGATGTTTGCCTAGAGTACGAAGAATAGTATTTGCTTCATCTACTGTCAATTCAAGTTTGATCATTTTGATTTTTTTCCTATGTTATATTTGGGAACTAATTCCCATTCATTTTTCTCTTTAAAAGAGACTACTTTAATTTGAGACAAGGATGCTTTGTTGTCTGCTTGCTCATTATTTAGTATCTTTAACAGATCCCAATCTTGAAGCAAACCAGCAATAGCATTTCTTCTCTCGATATCGCCACTCGTGATGTTAGATTCTTTTCCATCAAGAGCAAACAATTCTTTGAAGTGGACAATAAAGTATCTACCTTGCTTATGTAAGATATGGCAAGATTGATACAACTTGTTTTCTTTTCTGGAAGCGATCCCGATGCGGGTAAGTGTCTCACGAACCTTTAGAAAGTTATCTGGTTCTGGTAGTATCACTTCAAGCATGGACTCTGGCGTCCAGTCGTAATAAATCAATTCGACAGTCATTATTTTCCACCTTTGTATAATTTTTCTTTTATCATCACTAACTGGTCTTCCGTCAATATACTTAGGGCATCAATTGCCTTAGAATCGGAATAACCAAAGTATTCTTTAACTAATCGAAGAGACTCTGTTTCGGCATCTTTTTTGTGCCATTTACTGAATCTTTTCTTCTTAGAGATACTATTTAGTAAAAAAGAAAACTGCCAGTCCACTGGAATAGATGAGTTACGATTCATCTCATTCGCATATAGAACTGTATCGGGAAAATAACCTAAACCCCTGTTAATAATAAAAGGAACATAGTCCTTCTTAGCCATCGGGTCTTCTGCTAAGAGATCTTTCTTTGTAAAATTGATTGCATTAATAAAGTCAAAGGGTGTCATGATATAAATCCAACTTCTTTAAGTATAGACTCAGGACATGCAAATCGTTTTCCAGGAAATCTTTCTATAAGAATTTTCTCTACTGCTTCCTTTGAAGATCCCTGTGCCATGAATTGTTTAGTATCTTTGTCGTAAACATATAACATATCATTATGTTTTTCGATAATGATATGGATCTGTTCTTCTTCTTGTTCTTCTACAAATTCTTGTATGTTCTGGAAGTGTTTTTCAACTTGAGTCTTGGCATGTTTTTCTCTAGCATTCCAACCAGATACTGCACCCATCATCCATACAATAAATGTAAATACTACTAGTAAGATAAGTTCCATGTTAGCCTCATTTGAATTTACACTGAGCCATAATCTCAGTGAGTGCTGCCATTATATTTAGTTCATGGTCAGCTACAAATGCTGCTTTATATTGGTAGTCTGCAAGGATAAGAACCAATTGTGGAACACTGTTTGGCTCAATTGTAGTTGCTGCACTATCGTATAGTTCACGGAATAGTGATGTAGTATCTGAGTCAGAGTTTTTAGAAACCCACTTACGGACTTCTGTGAAGTCTTTCTCTTTAAGAAGTTTAATCAAACCCTTAAATGATTCCTCAGACATATTGACGAGGATACCAGAATCAATTTTACCAGACACAGAGTATCGTTGAAGTTCATTTAGAATCCTACGGTAATCTGGAAAGTGTTTAGTGATTAGTTCGGCAACTACCTTAGGATCGAATTCAATCTGCTCTTGTTTGAGGATTGATACTGCTCGCTTGAAGAAGGTTGCAGCGATCTCCTGTTTGTCTTTGGAATCAATCTTAAATTCAACCACAGAACAACGACTGTGGATAGGTTCAATGATACGATTCTTAAAGTTACAAGTTAGGATAAATCGACAGTTGTTGGCAAACTCTTCAATGAATCCACGAAGTGCTGGCTGAGTCGAATTAGCATTAAGGTAATCCGCTTCATCGAGGATGACAACTTTCTTGGCATCAGTCAATGATATAGTGGAAGCGAATCCCTTAATCTTAGTGCGCAGAGTATCAATACCCGATTCTTCGGATCCGTTGATCATCATAAACTCTGCACCAATTTCATTACATAGTGCTTTGGCAATTGTAGTTTTACCTACACCTGCTGAACCAGTGAACAAGAAGTTAGGTAGTTCACCTTGTTCAACATACTGGCGGAAAGTATCTTTCAGTGCCTGTGGCAAAACACAATCATCAATCTTCTGTGGACGATACTTCTCTACCCACAAAAACATTTCATCACGACTATCAATCATATATCACTCCAAACATAATAAAGGAACAAGAGGAGATTATACTCCTCTTTGTCTTAGAACTCAAATGTAGAATCTGCTTCTACTGCGACATAGTAAACTAAGTCGGTGTTTGGTGCTTTGAAACGAGAAATCTTCTTGCTTGAGATTGACACTTGATAATCACCTGGAAGCATCTTTAGATTTTCTACTTTCAGATTAACTTTGAATGTCTTATCAGTGTCTCCAATTGATTCACTATAAGAGTTACCAGTGGCATTCTTCTTATCACCAACAACAGCAGTAACTTTACTACCATCACCAACGATTGATACATCGGCTGCACGAAGAACTGAAGATGTTTTCTTAATCATATCCAACATCGCTGAAGACATGTTAAAGTTAATCTCTGCGTCTGGGAATGTAATCGCTTTCTGTGGTGCTACCAAAACAGATGGGTCTGCAGCGAAGAACTTGATGTTCATACTACCTTGTTTGATAGAAACATACTTGTCTTGGAATTCCAACTCAGGATCCTCGAACAAAGACATAGCACCAAGAAACTCATTTAAGTCATAGATGGCAAAGTCAGGGAATGACTCAGTGGTTGTTGCGTCAGCCATCACATTCTTTTGTGCACTGATAGTTGCTAGTTTGTTACCACTCTTAAGTAGAAGATTGCTATTGATGCCAGCAAAATTCTTAATAAGGGATACAGTTTCTTTAGATAATTTCATAGGGTTTCCTTTTCAAATTGTACATTACTATGTATAAAACATTATACCTCAAAACGAGGCAATTGGCAAATTTATTTTGAGTATTTAACATCGTGCTCATACAAGAACATCAAGCAACACATTGCATGTGCCAAGTGATTCTTGCCAGTTTCGGGATCGTTTTGCTCTCCCTCTTTCCATGCCCAAAGATGTCTTTGCATTGCGTCAAAGTATCTACGTTTTGAGTCTGGAACATTCTTCCAATTATCTGGTTCGTATTTCTCCGCACCAAATGTTAGAATTTCTACAGTCGCTTTTAATGCGAGTGGTGGTAGCAAACCATACTGTAACTTACCACCATCAAATTTACGACCACCTGTTTTGGCATTTTGCGATTTCTTAATTAAGTCTTTTACTGATACACCTTCATATCCTGGATTGTAAGGTGCTTCTTCTAGTATAGTTTTTTTGGTTGCCATATCTTTCTCCAAATGAATGCACAAATGAGCACTCCGAAGAATGCCCATTCATAACTCACTTAATTAGGCTGTACGAGTAAATACAGATGAACCAGCATAGCGGTTAGCCAAAGCAACCATTGCACGAGTCGGACGACCGATGCGATACTTAACTACTTCAGTACCATTTACAACTGCTGGGTTAGAGTAAACGCAGTAACCTTGCTCACGCAAATTGCGGATTGTGCTTGCAGGATGTGCAATACCGAAAGAGGACTTGATCTGCTTAGCAGTAAAAGTCTTACCCTTGTTTAGATGCGTCAATAGCAATTCTTGTTTAGACATAATATCTCCATAATTATACAACCATCAAATGAAAAAAATCATCTGGGGCGATGGCAGTACCCCAGATGATTGGTAAACTCTAATTAAACTGTGATGCCATTCTCACGAAGGATCGCATTGAAGTCTTCTGTGTCGTCATCGAACTCAACGGATTCATCAACAATCTTTTGAAGACGAGATACTTCCATCTTATCTTCTTTCGCAACTACTGTTTTTGCAGGTGCTTTGACTTTAACAGTCTTGGCTTTAGCAAGTTTCGCAACTTTGGCTTTAGCCTTTGCTACTTTTGGAGTATTCTTCTCAGCCAATTCTTTGGCATAAGCAGACAACTCGGCATCAGTAGGAATCGGCAACTGGTATACACCACGCTCGATTTTGTTCTTGTTGAACAACCAGTTAGGATAACCAATCTTTTCACCCTTCGCACCAGTACGCTGGTCACGAATAGTGTAATAGATTGCAGCACATTCCTTCAGAGTAATCTGAGGATCATTCTTGTACTGTTTGTTGGACTCAATAACAGCCACAACAAAACGCTTTTGGGACAAAGACAAGTTTGCAAATTTCAACATAATATATTTTCCTTAAAAAAGTTTCACAAAAATCTAACTAACGAACACTTATTATACTACAATTCCGAATTAAAGGCAAGTTCTTTTTATAATAACCCTACAAAGTTGCAGGGATTAGAATGGAACCTCGTCCTCTACCTTTGGAGTCTCTACAGATGTAACGACTGGCTCAGGCTGAGGGTTTGCAACTTTATCGAACAAGTCAATAAATGCAGACTTTGTTGCAGCATCAAAACGATTGCAACACAACTCAACTGCTTTCTGCTGATTCTTGAAAATCGCAAAGGCACGAACAATATGGATCATACGACGAGTCGTAATTGTTTCATCCACACCACCATCCTCGAAAGTGCGACGAATTGCTTCAGCCCACTTCACGAGTGTCTCTGCAAACTCGGCATCTAAACAGCCATAAGTTTCCATGAGATTCTTAATAATCTTAACTTCGATTTTCGCATTTGGATATTCCTGTTCGAATGTAACAGCGAATCGCTCCAAGAATGCTTCGTTCAAAACATTGGTACCAATATAACGACCATCGTCTGAACCCTTACCCTTAGTATTGGCAGTTGCAAAGATGTTGAATCCTTCAGCTGGAACAATCATCTCGTTCTTGAGTTTGAAGTAATATGGTTTACCCTCAAGAATAGGTTGCAAGCAAAGCAGAGTATTTGCTGAACCTGCATCAATCTCATCAAGCAACAAAGCAGTACCACTGCGCATTGCAATCAAAACTGGACCCTCAACAATTTCCACATTACCATCTTCTAGTGTTTTGGAACCGATGAGTTGTTCTTCGTCTGTCATCATGTTAAGGTTAACACGAATGAGTGGTCGTTTATGCTTGGCACAAATTTGTTCTACCATCGTAGACTTGCCATTCCCAGTTGGACCAGAAATATATGCAGGATAAAAGATGCCAGACTTGATGATGTTTTCCAAATCAGCGTAGTTGCCAAATGGAACAAAGTTAGGATCTTTCTTTGGAATCAACGCTGAGATATCAGAGTAGTCCACCTTAAATGATTCTTGTTTCACAGGTTGTGCTTTCAGTGCAGTGTTTCCAATAATAGGGGTTGCACCACCATCAATAGCGTACAAACCACGACCAACTTTATTCTTCATAAGCCACAGAGGATACTTCTCTGTTTTCATTGCTTTCATAACATTCAAAAGTTCTGGACGACTAACAGTGCCTTTAGTTGCAGTGTCAGGGTACATTTCTTTCATCTTCGATTCAAACGAATCACGGAACTGGTTATCAGTTTTTGCCATCACATTCTCCATAATAAAACTACACTTTCACAATTCATAACGACTATTATACTGTAATTAACAATAAAAGTCAACACTTATTTT